TACATAATACCTTTACCTGACTGGTATCTAATATATTTTTTACTCTGTCTAATTGCTTGAGCACCGTGTTGTGGACCACCTGTACCTAATTGCACACCACCATCATATGGTCTGTGAATAAAGAACGAATCTGGTCTTAGATAAACGTTACCTTGGATTCTATCCTCAGTACTATCACCTAAAAATTCTGATACTGCTCCAGGAGCTCGTGTGTTATATCTAATCTTTTTACTTGTTGGAACATCAATTGCAATAAACGATCCTGCCGCTAGTGCGTGATTATTTGTTCCTCCATCATCTGAATTAACGTCAACAACAAATGTGTCACCTGGCACAATTCCGTGTGCATAAGGCCATGTAATTTCAATAGTTGATAACGCTTCAAAGTTAACACTTGTAGCCGCATCAATAGTAGTTGTTGTAAAGTCTGTTAGTGTAACACCATTTACTAAACTTAGTCCACCACCTGCTACTGCACTACCTGTAATAGTTGCTGTGCTTAATCCACCGCTTCCATCTTTGCCTGTTACAATAACTGTTGCATCTTGTGCTGGTGTTGCGCCACCTAGTGTGTTGCCTGGAATTGTTATTACGTTTCCAATTTCGTAACCGCTACCACTTGCGTTAATTGCTATGCTATAGGTTCCTGATGTTCTTGTAACATTAAATGTTCCGCTTGTACCTGCGTGTGCTTGGTTAACTCCTGCTTGACCTGTAAATACTGTTGGAAGTGCTGGAGCACTACCTGAAGCACTTGCTGTTGCAATAGCACCTGTTGTACCATTTACACTATCAATAGTAATAGTACAATCGTTTCCTGGAGTTGATCCTCCTATTGCGTTTCCTAGTACTGTAAAAGTTTGTCCTGTATGATAGTCTGTACCATTTGCTGTAACTGATACAGTGTAGTTAGTACCGTCATTTGAAATATCAAACGTTGCACTTGAACCAGCTAAGTCTGTTAAATTTTTACTTTCAAATACGCCAGCGTTTAGTGCAACTGGAACAGATGATTCATCTGCTCCTTCTAGTCTTACATCTGTAATTCCGCCTGCTCCGTCAACAGATACAACTCTTAAGTATAAGTCATTGGCAGGACTTGCTCCGCCTAATAATGTACCAGCACAAACAAGTGTATCTGCTGTTGTATAACCTGTTCCTGGCACACCTGTATATTGAATACTGTATGTAGTGTCGTTTACATTAATACTAAATTCAAATGCTGATCCTGTACCACCTGTAAACGCTAAGTTTGATCCGCCAAAGCTATAACTTCTTGATTGACTTGGAGGTGTACCAATACTCCAACCACCGTTATCTGGTACTAAAGAAGTAATTGATCCGCCTGCACCAACACCTGATACTCTTGCTACAAAGTCATTACCACCAGCATTCTGGTTGCCTGCTTGTCCTACACCACCTAGTAATTGATCGCCTGTAATTCTTAATCTATCTCCTACTGCATAACCTGTTGTGTCATTTGGAGAATTAATATCTACAGTTGTAAATCCACCACCTGCATAGTTAATATCAAAGTTAGTTGTGCCAATTGTACCACCATCTTGATTATAAGTTGCACTTACTCCTGTGTATGCAATAGTTCCACTTAATGCAGTTCCGCTAACTGTTGCACCTGTTACTGCACCTACACCACTTACAGTTGTGACTAATATTGTTGCATCATGTGCAGGTGTGTTACCACCTAAGTTATCACCTGTGACTAATAGTCTGTCACCTGCTTTGTATCCTGATCCTGCTTGTGAAATTGTATCTACTGAATAGTTTACACCTGTTCTTGAAATTGTAAATTGTGCATTTGTACCTGCTGGTGCTGTAATTGTTCCTGTTACACCTGTATAAGTTTCTGTGTTTCTTGTAATTGCACTTGTGAAAGAACCACTCATACTTACTGTAGTTCCTGCAATATTGTTAACAAAGATAGCATCTCCACTACCGTTATCAGCCGCCAGTCCTACAACAATACCTGTTGTACTTGAAACTTCAATATCAGTATTGCCAATATTAATATCATTTACTAAGTTTAATGGTAATGCTGTACCGCCTGGTGTACTTGCAATAGCAGTAACCTGTGTTCCTGTTGGAAATGCCGCGTTAACAATTGGAGCACCAACTTCTGGTACATCACCTGTAAACGCTAATCTGTTTTCACTTTGCTGTGCCGCTAAACTTAGTGTCATGGTACCATTTGTACCATTACTAAACACTGTAAACAATGGCTGTCCTACACTTGCTCCAGTATAGAATGCACCTTTACGTAATTGTGTATATGTTGTTGATAATATTTGTCCGTTTGTAGTACCAACTTTTGCTTTTGCATAAAATGTAAATGTCGTTGTAGAAGGAATAGAGTCAATGATAAATGAACCTTCAGCTCTCGCCGCTCCACCTACAGCATCTTCTAATGCTTTAATTGTGATAGGTGTACCTGCTTCAAATCCATGAGCACCAATAGTTGTAACTGTAATCTTAGATGCACCAATGCCACTTGTACCTGCTGAAGCATCTGTAACAACAGTTAACACTTGTGTTTCTGTACCTGGTAATTCGTAAACACTTGGATAACCACGCATCATTCCAATAGCTGACCATTTAGTAGGCTGTAGTCCGTATTCAAAGTCAGCGTCAAGCATACTTAATGGAGGAGCAATACGCATACGTTCAATTGCGTCAGATCCAAAATCGTACGGTCTTGTTATTTGCTCTGGTGAATCAATAAAGATTTGTAATTCGTCTGTTTCAGCATGTGTTGATGTATTATGTGTTAAATCTAAAATTGTAACAGCATCTGTAGTCTGTAAGTATTTTGGAAAGTCATGATCTGCATTTTCATTAGATGAAGTACTGTCATATTTTGGTACATACCCACTTGAATCTCTTGGAGTAACATCATTAACTCTTGTTACTTTACCACCTTTAAGTGCATCTGTAAAGTTATAGATAACTTCAGTTTTAGTTGTATTAGTTACAATTAATAAGTCACTAGCATCGTAGTTACCTTGGAATCTAACATGTCCTAAGCCTTTACGTTCAAATGTTGGTAATGCACTTGTTCCTGAAGTCAATACATCAATAACAATAGCTGAAAGTGTTTGTATTCTTGATCCTGCCGCATTTTCAGCGTTAGCAGTATTTGTTACTTGTGCAATGTTTCCTTGATATGGTGTTGACTGTGGACTGTTATTAAAAACATGATTAATAATTAAGTCACGTGTAAATTCTTTTGCTTTGATTTCTGCTACTCTATCACCGTCTACTTGTGCAACTTCTTTTTCCCAATATGTATGTGAAATTCTTGTTGTTTCTTCGTTACCTGTATATCTTAAGTCATGTGCCCATGCATCAATGTTGTAACCTGTATCTCTTTCACACTTTGACTGACTGTATGTATAACCGACAAACCCTGTAGCGTTGTCGTTTACTTGTTGTAAAATCCATGCCGCTACTTCTTTTTGTAGAAAGTCTTTGTTTAGGGTAAGTAATGCCCACGCATTTGGATATGTGTTATCATTTAATCCTAATCCTGGGTAAAACTTGTAATTATAAATCTTTTTCTTAGCCATTCTTTATGCTCCAAATGCTACAGCAAGGGCAGTTGCCGTTGCGTCTACATAACCTTTACTTGTTGCGTGGGTGCCTACAGTAGGCTGATTAGTTAGTACCACGTTGTTTGCGATATTTACATCGCCTTTTACTGATGCACCATTCATATTTATAGTCGATGCTGTACTATCCGGATTAGCCGCCATATCAATTGTATGTACTCTAATCTGTGAAGGAGTATTATATCCAATTTCTACATTGTCAATACTACCTGGAATAGCACCATTACTGTTTATTGTTAGTTTGCCGTTAACTACTGATATCGCTGTGTTACCTAAATAGTTAACTTTGAAAATTCCGCCTGTTACAGCAAGACTTTCAAAACTATTTGATACCTGTGTGCCGGTATCATCGCCGCCATCGTCTTCTGGTGGAACGTAAGCAACAAAAGGAGTTCCATTAAGCAAAATACTTTGAACATCAATTGTAGGAGTAGTTAATTTACCAGTTCCGTCTACTGAAAAATTAGGACTCTCAAAACCGTGTTGTGCTTGAAACTTATCGTTGATTACTGTTGCCATTTACTTCTATTTCCTTATATAGCACTCAATGCTTTGACTACAATAGTACCTTGCATTGAACTGTGTACTGTACATTGGTATTGATAGTTACCGCTAATGTTTGCAGGAACTTGCCAATATAATGTGCCTGATGTCTTGCCTTGTGCAGATGATCCTGTTGATTGTGCGCCATCTAATGCAACATGAACAAGTCCGTTATCATATGCTACACCTCCACTTGTTTCAATTTGGAATGGATGATTTGCTCCGCTATTAATTTTAAATGCGATAGTTGCTCCAGCTAATGCATAGATTGTTGGATCTTCTGTATTACCATACTGGCTAAACTTATATCCGTTATTACTATCTGCTGTTACTTCTAACATTGTCATTGCAGGATATGCAGTTTGATCAAATGTTTGCGGACTACGTACCCAATTAGTTCCGTTATATACAAGTACACTTCCTGTAGTTAAACCTGTTGTATCTGTATCTGATAAACTTTCAACTGTTGCCGCTGTACCATTAATAGTTACTGTATCACCTGTTACTGCTGTAGTAATGTTTGTACCACCTGCAATAGTAAGTGTATCAGTTTTACTATCAGCTTCTGCTAGTCCACTATCTGCTTGTACGTTACTAAATGCGTTTTGGTTAGCTTCTCCTGATAATGCATCACCGCTATAGGCAATCGTTACAGTGTCACCTACAATACTAGTTGTAATGTTTGTACCACCTGCAAGTGTTAATGTATCTGTTGTTGAGTTTGCAGTTGTTGTTCCTGTGTCAGCATCAACTGTTTGATAAATGTTTTGTAAACCGCTTGCCGCTGGTGTAATAAATCCAAACGTTCCGTTACCATTTGACGCTAATACTTGTCCACTTGTACCGTCTGTAATACTTAAATCTGTAATAGATGCTGGAATGACTGGCTTGTTGTTTAAGTTATTATAGTTTGTAAAGTATGAACTATCAAATCCGTCTAGTGTTCCTGCATCAACTGCTGAACCACCTGATGATACGTCAACTCCTGGTGCCCACTTAGCACCGTCCCATTTAAGAACGTTACCAGCTTGTGGTGCTTGTGATGTTGTGTCAACATCTGATAAACTGTTAATGTTTCCTACGTATGCAACTGGCTTTAAAGGATCTGTGTAATTTGTAATGGTACCTGCACTTGCATCTAAAAGCATCTTGTGCCATGCACCTGCGTGTGCAACATATACTGAACCGCCTTCATGAACGTGTAGCATTGCACCGTGATATGTGCTTGTGCTAATTGCATTCATTTGGTTTAATGTTGCGGCATGAAATGATACCTTGTTAATTTTTGAATCGTCATTTTGAACATCAAGTTCCATGTTTGAGTTAACGATATCTTTAATATTTGTTCCGTCGCCTAAAGCGTTATACAGCTCGTCCGTATTAGCATTAACCTTAGTAGCACCTGCTCTAAGATTATCACCAGTACCGTCGTTTGCGGCTGTACCTAAGTTAATTGTTGATTTTGCCATTCCTTACACCTTATCAAATGTTATGTTTGTATTATCAAAATACGTAGTTGTTGCATCAAAAGTATTTACCCCAGACTCCTCTACAGTGGATACATCTGCGACTATCGCAGGAGGAGTAAGCTGATGAATTGTTTTTGCATATGTAGCATGAAAAATTAACTTTGCGCCAGCATAAGTATTTGATGTTGGACTAGCGTTTAACTTTACAGTACTTGCATCAACTGTGACAGATAAATTTACTAATTCTTGGTTAATACTTGAACGTCCAAATATATTTGCAACAGCTCTATCCGGTCTAGCAACTACTGATAATTGCATAATCTCTTTTTCGTTTGAATCAAATTCTACTGTAATCTGATACACTGCACTACTGTATTCACCTAGATGAAATGAGTCTACAACAGTATTATATTGCACCCCAATCCAGCTACCTCTATAACTAAAACTCGATCTGTCTGGCAGATGAATGGTGTTATTTGCACCTTTACTGAAAAGATTTGTCAGAAGTTTATTCATTGTTCATGCTCCATATTGTATTTATCGTTTTACAAAGATATGTAACAGTACAATTTAAGTTAAATCTACTAGGCTATGAGCGAACTGATTAAGGTTATCAAATGTTTCTGTTTGTTTTTTAAGGTCTTTGTTAGCAAATGTATTTAATTTTTTAGCTGTTTCAACACCATATCCTGTGCGTACTAGTATAGGCTTTGCTTTTGCCCTTACAGCGGCTTTTAAATCAGTAATTTTGTCACCTACATACACGCCATTTTTCCAATTTACACCTATTTCAGCGGCCGCACGTTTGAACATTCCAGTGTTTGGTTTAGCGTATACATCCTCTTTCAAATTAGATGTACTGTAGTACAGTCCATTAATGCTTCTACAACCTATATTCCAAAGTAATTCTAACATATAGTTATGAACTACATCTACATCAACAGCATCACAAATGCCTTTCATAATACCAGCTTGATTTGTAAGTATTACAACATCATAACCTTTATTACGGATCATTTTAATTGCTTCTAGACTACCTTCTATAGGCTTAAACTGTTCAGGCTTTGTTACATATGTACCAATGTCTTCGTTAATAGTTCCATCCCTATCTAATCCAATTACTGGTGTACTCATCTTAAGGTCTCCATCTATCATCTGACCAGCCATGTATTTCAGAGTTAAACCAGTCTAATTCGTAAAGTTTTATTGATTCTTCAGCTGTTAATGTTTGCTTCCATTTGTCAACAAAGGCTAATGTTTCGTTATTTAATTTACATATATATTCTTGTACAAAGTCTGCCGCTTCGTGTGTAAGCGGATGTACTTCGGGTTGATGTAAGTGTAAAAGTTCTGGATTCGGATCAGGTATACTTGTTGGTCTTGTTTGAAAAAACTCTTCATCAACTCCAAAACCTAGTGCATTAAGTATTGGAGGACATGTAGTTTTAATATCGTCTTTATACTTTTCTAATATAGCTCTTACATCTTCTAACTCTAAATACTTATTTTTAGTATTAAATTCTTTACTAAGCTCTTCCCAACCTTCAGTAGGTTCTCTAAATCCTGTTGATATAACTTTACATCCTAGACTTTCTAATGCTTTATGTGTACTGCTTATTAAAGCACAATCACGCATTGTAGCCCATGCCATGTCAGCCCATTGCCACATAGACTCATAACGCCAACTGTTAAGTACAAAAGGAATGTCCTGTCCTACTGTTGATTTACTAAAGTTACCTGGAGTGTGCCAGCCTTTGCCCATATGAAATCTATCTTCTCTAAAAAAACTAGACCATTGCAATAAGATAATATCATCTTTATTAAACTTGTGTTCAGTATGTGCTTCCCATAGCCGAGTTGAAATATATTGATTACCTGCACCACTACGTCCCCAGTTCTCTCCAACAGTAGCGCCTTCTTGTTTATAATGATGTATTAAGATGTCAGCCCATGTAGGATAAAAATATTGTGTTAAACTACAGCCAAAGGCAAATGTTCTCATGTTAGTCTCCGCAACAATTGAAGCATTAATTTGTGCGGAATAGTTTTTGTTTTATCAAATTCTAATTTGTGTTGTATTGATTGTTCAACATGTTCCTTTGCCCCTTGCGGAACTGTTTCATATTGTTTTAAAATACTTTCGTTGTCAAATAATCCTAGTCCATGCATTACTAACGCATAGTTGTATTCGTTAAACAAAATCTTTTTAGTATGTGTGGTCATATCATCAGCAATCGGCATTCTAATTTTCCACATGCGTAGATTTTTTTCTAAGCTATCTGGTAAAGTTACTTCTGATACTGCTTTCCAAAACGGTGTGTCTCTTCTTTGAGTAATATAATGTAGCACAATAAAGTCTCTAATGTTATTCATAATAGCAGTAACTTCAAGATTGTATCTATTAATTGTTTCTTGATTATAATTTATAAGACGTTGTGCTAATAAAAATGTTTGGTTAATGCTACTACCGATACTACTTGCTTCTAATGGTTCTACAAAACTTTGACTCAGTCCAATAGCACATACGTTACCTATCCATGCTTTATCAAGTGTGCCTGGATCAAATTTAATATTCTTCGCTACTTCAATACCATGTCCTAAATATTTTTCGACTTCAGCTTGAGCTTGTTCAGCTGTAATAAAGTCGCTATCAAAAATATAACCGTTGCCTGTACGTCCTTGAACAGGTATACGAAACATCCATCCAGCGTCCATTGCTTTTGCTAACGTCCATATAGGTATTTCATCTCCTTCTGGGGTAGGAAATACAATAGCTTCTTTCATTTTAAGATACTTACTGTAACTTTGCCACTCAGCACCAACTGCATTAATTAATAAGCGTCTAAATCCTGTAGAGTCTATATAGAAATCATATTCGTATGTCTGAGATTCACTTTTAATTTGACGCACATCACCAAAGTCGTTTAAAATTACATCAACTATTTCGTCATCAAATACATTTACACCTTTGTCTATAGAAAAGTTTGTTAGAAAGTCGTTTAATTTAGCAGTATTAAAATGATATTGGCTTACTCCAGTTTCGTTAGGACGTTCATCCATAAATTTATTATAAGGAGTTTCGTTCTTCCATAGATATTCGCCAGTAAGTTCTCTTGCATCTATTTTTTCACCTATCAACTTAGCATATGCAATAGGTGTGCCTAGTTGTTCAGCAACATATGGCTCATGAACACTTTGTAAATACGGTTTTTCACTCCAGTCTTCAAACATAATACCAGACTTGAAACTAGCATCACATTTGTTAATAAGTTCGCCAGCCTTAATACCAACAAAATCCATAAATGCAGACCAATGTTCTGTGCTACCTTCACCTACACCGATAGTTCCAATTTTTTTTGAACGTAAAACGTCAATTTGGAATTCGGGAAAGCTAGTTTTAAGTATTAATGCAGATACAAATCCTGCTGTACCTCCACCAACAACACAAATTTTCATGCTAACTAGGATCTCCTAATTGTGTTAACTGTAGATCAACTCCGTATCCAATTACACAAAAAACATAGTACGGATCACCGTGATATTCTAAGATTGTAAATGTTTTTGTTTCAAAGTTTACATATAACCCCATTGGTAAAATTGCAGGAGTGTTAGATAAGCCATCACCTTCATCAGGATCTCTTACCTTGCCTAGTAAGTTACCCCCAAACACTAATGTTTCGTTCTTATCCTCTAACATTGAAAATATTTCCATTTCTTCTGCACACATGACTGGTTTTTCTTGCCATTCGCCTGCATTTGATCTTGTATCTGTCAAAATAGCTATAGCTGTGAACACAACTAATATTGCAATAAGTAATCTCATGTTAAACTCCTTTAAGTTATTAATGGTCTAATGTGTACCATCCGCTTATAATGTACTTAACGCCTTTATAGATAGGATTACCTCGATGTGGATGAGTAAAGGACGTTGGAAAAATTGCTAACCTACCCGGTGCAGGTTTAATCTTATGTCCTTGATATAAAAATTCGGTTTCTCCGCCTTCTTCGACACCATTTAAATATAATGTGTATGCTAATACCCGTGTGCTTGTTGCTACATCGGCATTTTCACAGTGCCATGCGTGATATCCTTGGTGTGGTTTTGTTTTTTGGACACTCATACCTTTTGCTGTATGTTGAAATAGCAATCCTAAGCTCTCATATTTCTTTTTATACTTTTCTAAATATGTTTTGTTTAGTGTTTCAAAGAAAAATTTACATAAATCTTCGTCTGCATGGTAATGACTGTTGTGGTTTGCCCAATCCATGTATATACGTTCGTCTTGATTCCTATCAATACCTTGCTGTTGTATTGCAGTCATCTGCATTGAAGACAGTTCTTCAAATCTTTTGATTACTTGTTTGCAAAAGTCGATTGGATACACATTATCATACACTTCTACTCCATCAAAATTATCATCCATGCTATTCTCCTATATAAAAAACTGCTGATTCATTCTGTAGTTATCATTTACAAACATACCTGGCTTAACATATGCAGTATGTAATACTGCCTGATTGTATAATACCATTCTATTAAACTGCATTGGAATCATTCCAATCATCTCCCAGTCATGTGAACTATCAGTAATATATTCTGTTACGGGAACTTTACCTTCAACGTCCATAGTAACATTAAAGTCATTGTTTACTACATCATCAGTATAAAAGTGTTTACCGCCAAACTCATAAAAACTTGTTCCGCCAGCAGATTCGTTTTCATTGTTTAGATAAATTGTACTAGCAAGATTTATACCTGAACGATTGTCTTGATGCGGTGCAATAGGCGGTAAATTATCAGTTTGCATAACATTAATCATAAATGTTGCGTTCATAAAACTTCTATTCATGTATTCTGCATCGTACTGATACATTATCTCTGGAAAAAACTCTGATGCTAAGTGGTGATATGGTTGAGCTAAACTTGATAGCTCGTAAAATGCATTAACTCTTAGTGCAGGATTGCCGCCTCTAATACGTCTATTAACAGATGCTGGAATATCTAAAGCAAGTTGTCTTACTAAGTTTGGATTTTTGTAAAAGTTATCAACTACTAAAACTTTTACACCTGCTTTTCCAAACTTATGTAATCTTGTGTCGTAGTTTTCATTAACAGCAAATGTTTCTTCTTCGTTAATTGTGTTTTTCTTCATCTTGTTTCTCCGATAGTACAAAATTAGCACTAATTGTTGACCTTACTTGGTCGCTAGTATTATTAGATACGTAATGTTCTAAGTTACTAGGAAAAAATACAATGTCGCCTTCTTCTAAAGGAGGTGTTACCCTATTATTGTATCTAAATGGTTGTGTTGACAATGAAGGAAGACCTGATTGATGTAAAAAGTCATAACCTTTGTTATAGAACACAAAGTTACCACTATCTTTTGGTGTGTTCATCATGTAAGCACAACTAATTTGTGCAACACCTACGTGGTTGTGTACTTCTTGATAAGACCCAGGCTTATACTTATTAAGCCAACATTCAATTCTATAGTCTAATTGTAGATCTATGCTAAAGTTTTCAAGATATTCATTTAATCCAGTAATTGCTGATCGAATAAATGTCTTAAATGGCAAGTTAGAAGCATCGGGGTTACCGTATGTAGTATCTACAGGACTATACCAAGAAGGTACTTTGCTAAAATACTCGTCTTTTTCAAGTATGTCAGCAAAATCTTTTTGTACTTGTTCATGCTCCGGTAGTTTTATCTTATATACTGGAATGGAATATAAGTTTACCAGCATTAGTTTTTCATTTCAATTAATTTGCCGTACTCTGGTAGGTAACAATACTCTATTTCACTATTGTATAGTGTACGTACAGCATCATCTAAAGTTTCAACAAGTGGTTCGCCACCTAAATTGAAACTAGTATTAAAAATAATCGGAACACCGGTCTGTTTATGGAACTCTTCAATAAGTTCGTAGTAGTTTTTGTTCTGTTCTCTGGTAACAGTTTGAATTCTACATGTACCATCAACATGAATTATGCTTGGAATCTTTTCTGCAACACCTTCTTGGCAATCCATTGCGTACATCATATGAGGTGTTTGTTCTAGTCCACGCATATCAAACCATTCGTGTGCATGTTCTAGTAAAATAGTTCCAGCAAACGGACGAAAATATTCTCTACGTTTTACTTTGTTAACAAAATCCTTGCCATCTTCAAATGTTGGATCAAATAATATACTTCTATTACCTAATGCACGAGGACCGTTTTCACTTTTACCTTGAAATACTGTAACAATATTTTTATTTGTAATAAGTTCTACAACTTTTTTGTTATCAGCATCAACAATAGAAGCACCATATTTGTTTGCAGTTTCTTCAATCTCTTTATCAGTGTAATAGTATGCAAATCCTTCATATATTGTTTCTGCATAAGGACGTATAGTTTTATCTTTTGTAGTTTGATGATATACTAACATAGCCGCACCCATTGCAGTTCCTGCATCATTACTAACAGGTTCAACATATAACTTAATACCTTCTTTGTTTAATTTATCAAGGTACCAGTAGTTTGCAACACAGTTAAGTGCATAGCCACCACTAAGTACTACATTTTTGTTACCTGACATTTCAACTGCTTTAAAAATAAGGTTGAGTACTTCTTGTTGTGATCCTTCTTGAACTGCGTATGCTAAATCTCTGCGATTTTCTTGTGTAGTTAAGTCAGTTTTACTGTCAATTACGTCTTGTGATGTTTCTAAATAATCATATTTTGCTTCATTTACTAATGCCGCATTTGGATATGTTGGAATAACTACGTTTCTATCACTTGTACGCCACTTACCTCCATTACCATCTGTGTAAATTGGTGGGATATTTGAATTTTTCTTACCATACGGAGCAAGTCCCATTGTTTTACCTGCTTCGATAGGCTGAAAACCACAATATTGTGTTACTGCTTCGTATGCTTTAACAATACCTGCACTGTCATCTAACACAAGTTCATGAAATCCTTCTTCTCCTTCACGATCTGACGGGATATACGGAATACGTGTTCCTGGAAAAGGACCATTACCACCTTGATGCTTATATAAAGTTTTAAAATTATCAGGATATGCACAATTAAAAATACTTTCACATTCCCAAGACATATATTCTTCATTAAACACACCCATATTAATATTCATTGGTATAAATGTTCCTGCACCATCAACAATAACACTTACTGCTGATTCAAATCCTGAACGATAAAATGCACATGCCGCATGTAACTTATGATGTATATGACTTAGGTCAATAACTTGTCTATGTTGGTGTTGCCCATCTGGTGTGTAAGCATTGTCACTTCTATCAATTAATCCTAGCTTTCTTGCTAGACCTGTATACATATCTCCACCACTAAAATCAATTCTACTAGATTCTGCTAATGGTTGTGTATGTGCTACTACAAGATAGTCTAATTTATCTGTGTAATCAAGGAATTTAACCATCGCGGCAAGTGGTCCACCGTCGTATTTTTTACGAGTTAGACGTTCTTCTTCGATTGAAAATACAATTTCGCCATCTTTTAATAAAACAGCACCGCCGTTGTGTCCTCTTGTGATTGCTCCAATCCACTGTGTCATATTGTTTCCTTTTATGTTTCTTTATATACTGTATGTATTTGCAATCTTGGTGATTGCTGACAAGAACTGAATCTTATCATTAGTCGATCTCTACATCATACGTAAAGTCAACTACAAATACTTTTCTTTGTTCTAATGTAGGGTATACACCATGGTAAACTTTACCATCCATAACCACTACATCGCCTGCTATACATTTTATCATATCACTTACTAGTTCGCCTGTTACAGGATTCATAGTAATTGCTTTTAATTTACCATTTAATGGTGTTTCTGTTCTTGCTGATATTGTGTTTAAGAACAGTACACATGTCATTGTGCGTTGTCCTCTATCTTCGTGTGTATGTAATCCTGAAAAAGTATTTTCAGGGTATGTTAACCACCAGCACTTTTTGAATTTTACGTTTTTAAATTGAAATTTTTCAATAGATTTTTTAATAAAGTCTAGATATTCTGTAGAATGATATGGCCAGGCAAAATCATCATCATATTGTATTACTGCTCCGCCATAATCTACGTGTTGATTTTTTGGATGATCAAATAAAGGCAAAAATTTCCAATAGTCTTTATACTTGTCTTTCTTAATCCAATAATCTGGTATACGTCCATTAAAGCATAGCCACCAAAAGTCTTTGTCTCCTTGATATGCTTCATCTAAATCCATATTATATTACACTTTCGTACTCAAAATCTACAACAAAAACATGCCTATCTTCTAATGCAGGATAAGAACCATGATAAACTTTGCCATCCATAATTACCATTTTACCTTCAATAGGCTTATGTGTCAAGTAATTAATTTCACTTTCTGGTGTTGGTTGTAGTGTAGTTAAACATCCTGCTAAAGGATATGCTACACTTGGTTTTGGAGTGTCTAAAAATAATACACTAGTAAGTTGTCTACCTGGTTGATGGCAATGGAATCCACTATATGCTCCTGGAGGATATTTTACTCCCCATGCTTTTTGAAATTCCTTAACACGGATTGGTACATTTTGTAATTGAAATTTAATAAATTCTAAATATTCTTTTTTCGGATCTATATCAGTTGGGTACTCCATACCTCTTTTGTAATACAAAGTTCCGTTACCCCAATCAACATGTCGTTCGCTAGAGTTGTTGAATAATTTTAAAAACTTTTTATATCCTGGATAGTATAAATCATCTACTACCCATGTATCAATAGATTGTAATTCTTGTGAACTAGGCTCAAACATTGTCGGAATGCCTCCTAGAAACTGATCCGGTGTTGGAAACTCAGGACCACTCATTTTACTGCCCTGATCTACCTAGTATCTGTGCTTGTTGTTTTGCGTGTGTTACTCCTTCAGCATGTACAACCCCGTGTGTCGGACACACTTCACCTTGCTCTTGTTGCGGTTTGTAATTTCCGGTGTAACTTCTTGGTTTCCCCAAACGCTTTTTAACACTTGTAATAATTTCTTTAAAAGTTTCATCTGTTAACTCCATAACTTCGTCATTAAATCTTTCTATAGAATCTTCCATTGTAAGTCTAATAGGACTAAATTTACGTTTGCCTTCTCCTAGATCAATAATATCAAAATCTGGGGAATTAGGATAAGAAATATTAATTGGATATGTACTGCCAATTACACTTGTACAAGTAGTACCTAATGCTTTTGCCATGTGTTGACCAACGCTATCACATCCTATAAAATGATCAGCAATTTGAATAACACTTGACCAAACTCTTACATCTGGAATTTGTGGAACTGCTACTGGAACTTTACTATTTTCTTCAACTACAACAGGAAATTCACTCATTATAATTACAGCATAGTCGTCTCGTAATTCTTTACAAATACGAATAACATCATTTAGATGAAAACTTCTACTTGTGCCATCAATTACAAAGTCTCCCATGTTTTCAGCTGTACGACCAAATGGTTGGAACACTACTACTTTGTCTTTACCAGTTACTGCTTTAATTTCTTCAACAACTTTATAACCATGTACAAGTTCATGCTTGTTCATATGTATAGTTGGATCAGGTAAATCTCTAACACCTTCATTGTTAATTGCAATATCAAATGCTTGTGCTAAACTACACTTTTGGTTATAATATTCCCAAATCCTATAAGGTTCAGGAGAGTAACAATCCCTGTCTTTGATATAATCTTTGAATAAATTTTTATGCCAGTTGTCGTATGCTAGTTCGTGTAGTTGTGGATGTCCTTTATAAAAGTCCATTCCTCCTTCACAAACAATAATAAAGTCTTGATCTTTTTCGTAGAGTTTTTCAAACGCTGGAATGCTTACGACAACTCTGCCTGCTCCACCGTTGATAAAATATGCTTTTTTGCGTTCCAATGTTTTCTCCTGTATAGTACAAATATTTATTGGTACGACATTTACTAGGAGGCTGATCTGGTAGTCATAAAAAAAGGGCCCTTAGGCCCTTAATTTATAATTTATAATGCTAAATTTATTTTTTACCTGCAACCTTTTGAGCGGCAACTGCTACGTCAATAGCAAATGCACCTTCTCTATACGGATCTGCTGGATCTGCTGATGCGTCTGGATCACGCATATCTTTAGGCATAACCGGATACATCATAACTGCTTGCCATGGCTCATAGCCTCTAGCTTCCATAACAGCTGGTAAATCTCTTAATCTTTGTCTATAGTCTTTCCATGATTGCTGTATGGACTCTGGAGCGTCTGTTTGTCCAACTTTAGCATCTGTATCATGCAAATCTGCATCACGTACATCTCTAACGTCTTGCCATGTTAGGTCCATTTTTGAACCTGTAGCGGCCCAATCATGTACACCAATGTTAAATTCTTGTTTTTCAAAATCATATGTGATATTTTGCTCATCGAATACATCTCTTGGTTCTAATTCGTCAGTGTACTCTACGTCTTGATATCCGTCTGGGGCGTCCCAAAGAATTTTCCATTCTCTTTGACGTCTTAGCATAACGCCTTCGTCTTTACCGTCATCATTACCAATTTCACAAAGTAAAGGATTTTCTTTACAGTCAACTGTAACTCTTGTAATATCTGCGCCAGTTGGACGTTCTAGGTCCATCTTTTCCCATAAACACCAACCAGATTCTTTTCCGTAGTCTTCACTATCTGGATCATTTTGAACTTCAAATGTTAAAAACTCTGGTCCTTTGTAAGTAAAGGTGCCGGTTCTGCCTTGCGTAAATGAATTTTTACGCCACTCGTCCCAAATTGGGTAAGTAAATGTTTTTTCAATTTTTCTCATGTTATTCAGCTCCTAAAACTATTTATCATTTACATGAATGTTATTCGAACAACGCCTGAGCCACCCTGTCCAGATCCACCTGCACAGCACTTAGCCCAGTTACCACAATATGAACTAACGCCTGGCATTCCGCCACCTGCTGGCCACTCAATATGGCAACCGCAGTTACACCATCCTTCGCTAGTTACTGATACTGTCATTTTACCAATTAATGGAGGTTGTCCTGATCCTGAATACTGATAAACACAGTGACAGTAACCATGTCCTGGTTCCCATCCTGTTGTTCCCATCATTCCAAAATCTGCTCCAAAAATACCACATCTATTACAGTTCTCACAACCAAAGTGTGTGTGTCTTGGACCCCATGCGTCTCCATTACACATCCAGCCACCACAGCCGCCTACTGTACAAAAATTACTTAGATTATGTCCATTGACATAACTCTTACAACCCATACCTGCACCACAAGTATGTGCTTTACCACAAGGCCAAGCACCACCAGCACATACACTGTACTGACATCCTGGACTAGTAGCTATAGTCCTAGAACCATAGTTTCCTCCAGCGCCGCCGATTGAATATGAACAACAGTTACAGCAAGTGTGACCTGGGCCACCACCGCCACCTGACCAAATTTCAAATTGAACAGTTGAAACACCATCTGGTACACACCAGTAACAGCATTTTCCGTTTGCTTGTTCGCAACAACCACTTTGTCTAGCACACTGATGACATCTCATGCCACGTTCATTGTAAATCCATTGTACACCCATGTTGTTACCGTTACCGTGTGCGATATCAGAGGATGTAATTGTTCCGTTAACTATACTGTCTGTTGCTACTTTTTTATAACTTGCGTATGTTGCCATTTCTTATCCTTACTATGCGAATGTTATTCTTACCATGCCTGAGCCGCCCATATTGCCACCTGCACAACATTTTGCCCAGTTACCACAATATGAACTCATTCCTGTTTGTCCGCCACCTGCAGGCCAGTTTACATAACAAGCACAGTTACACCATGCTTGTGTAGTTGCACCTGCACTATGTCTGCCTACAAAAGGTGCCGCACCTGACATTCCCCAGTCACCTGATTTACATTGACATCCACCGTGTCCACCTGTTACACCGGTTGATCCCATAATTCCAAAGTCTGCTCCAAAAATTCCGCATATTAAACAGTTAGCACAAGTTTGTGTATGGTTTGGTCCCCATGCACCACCGTTACACATCCAACCTGGACATCCGCCTGTAGTACAGAAGTTACTTAAATTATGTCCGTTTACATAACTTTTACAACCCATTCCTGCTACACAAGTATGTGATTTACTGCAACGCCATGTACCACCTGCACAAATTGAATATGTACAACCTGGACACGTACTAATAGTTTTAACACCGTAGTTACCACCTGATCCACCTGCTGAGTGCATACAGTTGTTACAGCAAGTAGCGCCTGCGCCACCGCCTCCACCTGACCAAATTTCAAATACTACTTTTGAAGTGTTAGCTGGAACTGTCCAGTAACAACACTTACCATTTGCTTGTTCGCAACAATCACCAGCATCAGCACATGCATGACATCTTATTCCACGTTCGTTGTAGACCCACCAAACACAATATTTGTTACCAGCGCCTGCACCTAATTTAGCGGCCGTAATACTATTGTCTTGAAAGTTGTCTGCTGTTAATGTTTTATAACTTGCGTATGTTGCCATTATTTTCTTTCCTTATACAAACGTTATTTTCACTATACCTGAGCCACCTTGCCCTGAACCACCAGCACAACATTTTGCCCAGTTACCACAGTAGCTAGATGTTCCTGGAATACCTCCGCCTGCTGGCCAAACAATGTGACATCCACATGAGCACCATGCTTCGTTAGTAGTTGTACCACCGTAAGTTCCAATACCTGCGGGAGCTCCTGTCCAACCTGTTTGTCCGTGACATCTACAAGTTGTTGTACCTGCTTTAATACCCATACCGCCCATCATTCCAAAATCATGACCAAATACGCCACAGATTAAACAGTTAGCACAGTTAGTTACAGCATGTCTTTGTCCCCATGCATCTCCATTACACATCCAACCGCCACATGCTCCAGTAACACAAAAGTTACTTAGGTTGTGTCCGTTAACATAGGATTTACAGCCCATACCTGCGCCACAAGTGTGTGATTTACCACATGGCCAACTTCCGCCTGCACATACTGAGTACTGACAGCCTGGATTAGTTGAAATTGTTTTGATTGCGTAGTTGCCGCCTGAACCACCAATTGCGAATGAACAGCAATTACAACATGTATGACCTGGACCGCCACCTCCGCCGCCCCAGATTTCAAATGTTACTTTGTAAACATTGTCTGGTACACACCAGTAACAACATCTACCATTTGCCTGTTGGCAACAGCCTGATTGTCTTGCACACATGTGGCATTGCATACCTCGTTCGTTATACACCCATTGTGTTCTACGACAAGCGCCAGCTCCTGGTTGCAGTTTGGATCTAGTAATAGACCCATCTGGTATACCTTCTGACGTAACCTTTTTATAACTTGCGTATGATGCCATTTACGTTTCCTTAATAATTCTTTATTATACAGTAAAGATACGCCATCCGTAGCTATTGCCTGAATATACAATATCAAAGGCCGCGCCTTCTGTACTAATTGTCATATTCGATGAATCGCCTTGAATAAGCCTACCATTTCTGTTGAGTGTCAACGCATTAGAGTCAAAAGTTTTTCTTAAGTCAAAGAATCTTATGACATCCCCTGCTGACGGTGATCCTGGTAAAGTAACTGTAAAGCCTCCACCATTGGTATCGCAGAATAACTGTTCTCCTGATGCCGCCGAATATGTCGTTGTTATGGTTTTAGCACTTAACGTACCCACTGGTAACCACGTTGCCGCCGACGAACTGTAAAGTTCTAACACACCTAGATCTGTATTAAATCTTAGTGCGCCTGCTCCAGCCCCTGTCGTTCTTTGTGCCGTAGTTCCAAAAGGGACAGTTAAACCTGGTGAACCTACTGATATTCTTCTTCCCATTGCTTTATCCTATCCTTATGTTATGCCGCCGGTACGGCTGTTTCAATACCCATAACCATTGAGGTTACAGATGCTTGATCTGACCTTACCACAACTTTTTTAGTTGCGTCAATTACAATACCAGTTCTCTCTAGTACACCGCTTGGACCGATGGAAACGTCATACTCTAAGTATTCCGCCGCTCCTGGAGTATCTCCAGTACTTGTTGACAATCTAATGTTTGCTGTGTTTGAACCTCTATTACAAAAGTTCACAGTAACAACACTATATGTATCAGCAGGTACCGTATAGATAGTAGTATTTGTATTTGCTGAAAGATCGCTTGATCCTAAAATTCCTGATGCCATTTTATTACTCCTATGTTAGTATTTAGCCATTATGTTTTACTTGTTAAAAAGAACGCAAATGCAACTGGACTTCCACTTACACCGCCGTTAAAGTTCATTCCCGTAGTTACAGTAATTGGACTATTATCAGTTGTACCTATCGTATTTCCTGTAATATTTATTTTACCTGCTGTAACTGCGTTAACGTTCAGAGAGCTACTACCTCCACCAATCTGTGAATTGATGTATGTAATAATCGCTCTTTGTGTCGGAACAACGTTATCTGAACTAGCACTAAATGTACCATCTGTACTAAATTCATTAATAACAGCGCCGCCTTGTCCTAGCCCAACTGCGCCTAGTGACAATTCTTGTAGTCCTGCTAAACTGAATGCACTTGTATTCAAGCTCGCAGATCCTGTTGATTGTTCAACGTTAAACAATCTACCTACTCTAAAGTTACCGTCTTGGTCTGTACTTGTGTAGAAAATTCTACCTCCGCCAGCTTCGTTAACTTCATCATTTGGATCGTTAGCAACGGACGGTGTTCCTGGGTAGTTAGTACTTGCAAAATTACCTGTACCAATATCTAGGAAGTCATGTCCTGTTAAACGTACCTGACTAAATCGTTTTCTTATTGTAATATTAGTTCCATGCTCTGGAGAAGTTTCAACTCCTAAGTCTGGTGATACTTGTAAGTTAGCAGTATAGTTACCTGCACTACCTAACAGTTCTCTAACAAACACAATTTTAAAGAATCTAGAGTCGTTATCAAGTTGTAAGTTTGCACCTTCAACTGGAACGTCACTCATTCCGTAAACATTCATAAATTGTGCTGATTGATAAATGTCAGCATATCCATCACCTGTTACAGTACCGCTGGCTGTTTCAAAGTCTGTACCTCTTGCAGTCCAAGTCGGCTGTGCTAATACACCGTTACCAATTCTAGTTTCCCACGGAACTTCAGTAGTTTCACTTGGGTCAGTAATTGTTAGTGTAGGAGTACTTGTATATCCGCTTCCTGGATTAACAATATAGAATTGTGTAATTCTTCCTGTTGTAACTTCTGCTCTAACTTGTGCACCTGAACCGCCGCCGCCAACTACTTGGATTCTTGGTTCAATACTGTATGCTGTTGTAGCATCAAGTGTTGCCGCAATTCCGTTTGTTGGATGCCATGTTTCCCATCCTGCCGCGTTATCTACTTCTTTTGCAATACTAGCAACCTTAGTACCTGGATTGTATGCACTAATAAATCCATACTGTCCTGCACCTGTACCTGCTGTAATAACAACTCTCATACCTACGTATTTTGTGCTGTTTGCTGTTTCAGTGTTTGATAATGTAATACTAGTTGCGTTACCACCCTGTGCAGTATTTTCACTGCTAGAGTAACCTCTACCACCAATTGAATCTGCATCATTAAACAGACCATCGCTGTTGGTGTCTTTTTCATTGTAACTGGATCCGTCATCTGGGTTACGTAGTCTAACTTCAAACAATCCACCATTTACATAGTTTCCGTTTGCTACTACTGCACCATATCCGTCTCCACTAATAGTGTAAGTTGAATTGGTATAGTTGTTACCAGCGTTAGTATATTCAAAGTGTATAATTTTATTACCGTCTGTTAATGCTCTACCAATCTGTGCTTCAAGTTTTCTGTTGTTTACACCACCTGTTGTTGGAATCTCAGTAACGTCAATATATTCTGATACTGCACCTTTGTCACCGTATGAACAGTTACCATTAGTACCACGTATCTTACCGCCGTTTTCTGCAAGGTAACCAATATGTCCGTAGTATGAGAACACTGAAACAAGTTCTGCTCTACCTAAGTTTGTTACCCACGCACCAATACC